TATGGGATTGAGTAGCACGAAAAAGCACCTAACAGAAGTCAGGCGCATATCAAAATAACTAACTGAATTATATCACGAAAGGAGCAAAAATGGAAGCAGTTGAAATTGTAAGAATTAAAGATGTGATCATTGAAAAAGTCTCTGCTAATGATGAAGAATTAGAACACATCTTTGGATGCTCAAAGCGACAAGCGGGAGACATGAGACGCGAGATGAAGAAGCTACCTAGCCAACAGAATCATCTTAGGAATGATGGCCAACTTGTCACGATTAAAGGTTTTGATGCCTACCTGCAATACAGAGGCAGTCGAGATTGGAAAAAAGAAATGGTGAAAAGCAAGAAAATGAGGTCAGTCGGATGAACCTACTAACAAGAATTAAAAACTACTTTTCGGAAGAGGTCGAAGAAACCAATTTGGACTGGAGAGTGGTCGCTCTGGACCTCAATCAATCACTGATTGAAACACAAGAAAAACTTCAAAATGCCAATCAGCGTATTGCTGATCTTGAAAAAATCGTAGCAATCTACAAGGAAAAGGAGAATGTAAAATGATGGAATACATTTACCTGGTAACAATCGTAGGAATCGGTCTATGGTCGCTAGTAAATACGCTGGATGACCACGCTGAAATGAAGCAAAAAGAGCGTCAGCAAATAGCTAACAATGTTGCACGTATGAACCTGGAGAAATCAGATAAGCAATTTACTTATGATGTGCAACCTCCGGAAGGACTTGCAAAAGGTGTAGAAGAAGGAGTTTGAAATGGTCCGAAATAAATTGACAGATTTAACTAATACTCTCTTTGGCCAACTAGAAACATTGGATGATAGGGATCTTACTGCTGATGAATTAAAGACCGAGCTTCAACGATCAAAACAAATGGTCGCTATCTCAGGTCAAATCTTACAAGCTGGCCAGTTGGCGCTAGATGCTGAAAAATTCAAAGACAAGGTAGGTGAAGTCAATGCCCCGATCGCTTTACTGGAAGGATGAGTACACGGAGTACATGCATGAAATATGCCCTGGTCGTTTAACTCCTGAAGTAACCGGGTTGCTGAATGAGAAATTTGGGACTAACTATACCAAAACTCAAATAGGTGGCGTACGCAAACGTCTAGGGTTACCAGTTGGAAAAGTCTATCAAGGTAAATTGTTGACAAAGGAGCAACATGATTATCTTGTATCGATCCAAAAAAATAAGATTTCTCGTGATGTCGCAAATGAAATGAACCAAAAATTTGGCTTATCACTAACGGAGAAACAGATTAAGAGTTATCGAAGAAATAACAATCTACATAGTGGTTTGACGGGAAGATTCGAGAAAGGTCAGACTCCTTACAATAAGGGGAAGAAGTTTCCGAACCGGCCACCCAATAGTGGTTACTTCAAAAAAGGTAATAGACCTCCAAATTATGTACCTGTTGGCACTATCAACTACACAACAGATGGGTACCCAAAAGAGAAAATTGGAGAACCTAATCAATGGGTTTTGAAGCATCGCAAGGTCTGGCAGGACAATTTTGGTCCGATACCAAAAGGGCACTCAATCGTTTTCCTGGATGGTGACAAAACAAACTATGATATTTCAAATCTGGCATGTTTATCTAAAAACGAAATTGCTAGAATGAATCAAAATCATCTATTTACGTCCAACGCTGATTTGACTAAATCTGGTATTGGACTAACAAAACTTACAAACAAAATTAGAGAGGTAGAAAAAAATGGCTAGTTTATACGAACTAACAGGGATTTTTAAACAAATTAATGACATGGAAGGGCTAGACGAAGAAACAAAAGCTGATACCTTGGATTCGATTGATTGGACTGATCAGTTCGAGGAGAAAGTCGAAAATACGGTCAAGGTTATCAAAAATAAAGAAGCTGATAAGAAACAGCTCAAAGAAGAGATTGATCGTCTGACTGCACGATGCAAGTCAATTGAAAATGACATCACGCGGCTTAAAACTGGCTTACAAGGAGCTTTTGAAATTACTGGACATGACAAGGTTAAGGGGTTACTTTTTACCGTTTATTTGGCAAAAAATCAACCTTCAGTAGTTGTTGATGAGGATCAGCTGCCTAAGAAATATTTTGTAATTACAAAAAAACCTGACAAAAATGCTATCAAGGAATTGCTGAATGCAGGTAAGAAAGTCAAGGGTGCTACCTTGCAAGAAAGTAGAAGTTTGAGGATTAAGTAATGGAATTGATGAATAAAACACGAGTAACAGATTCACTAGCAGTTGTGATTGGACCAGAATCAATTGAAGTGCTTGTTACTGAAGGTTTTCTATTTGATGTTGCAATTCGCTTTGTAAAAGTAGATGAAACAAATCTTGATCAAGGAAATGAAAAGCCAGTATTTACTCCGGAATACAAGCTGGTCACAGTTGCTAAATACAAGGAAAAACCTATTTTTGAATCGGAAGAAGATATTCGAAGATTCGAAAAACAAGCAAAAGAAATTAAGACTTTGTTTGCTTTTGCAAAAGTGAATAAACAAAATTGGTTTAACACAGCCCTTTATCCAGGAGTGCTGACTGAGAAAGTTGGTGTTTGATGAAAATTTTAGCAATTGATCCAGGTAGTGCCAAAGCGGCAAAAAGTACGCACGGGATCGTACTCTTGGATAATGCAAAGTTAGTTGATCATTGGGTTGTACCATCAGCCAAAATCGAGAGTACGCGCAAGTGGTTTGAAGAAGTGGGCCGATTTTTAAAACCTGATATCGTAGTCATTGAAAAGTTTGAAGCGCGTGACAATGATAAATCAAAGGATAATTCGGTTCTTGAGAATATCGCCTTGCTTCAAATTCTTTTTCCTGGCTCTGTTCTCCAGCGAAATGCTGGCTATCAATCTGATATTCCAAACGAACTTTTAAAACTTTTGGGGTTATGGAAGTTTAGTAAGAGTCATCATCAGGATGTACGTGCAGCCGCCCGACTCGGGTTATTCTGGGCTATGCGAAATGATGTAGAGGAGGTGGTTCAAGATATTGGGAAAATTGCAACTGAGAAAATGGCAAACTGAGGCGGTTAAGCGTAGCGATATGCTGACGAATGGAATCTTTCTTGAGGCTTTAGGAGGCAGAGGCAAAACAATCTGCGCCCTAGCGATCGCCAAACATAGAAAAGCGAAAAGAATCATTATCACGAATAATCGACTAGCAATTCTGAATGGTTGGATAGATGCAGTCAAGTTTATGAATTTTGGTAAAGATGTTGAGATTATCATTCAGACAGATAGATATCTTCAAAATCAAATCAAAAAGGGGAAAAAACTGGCCTGTGATGTACTTATCATTGACGAGTGGCAGAATATGTCGAGTGATAAGCAAGTGGCCTTATATTGCAAAATAAAGCGTAAATACACAATAGGTCTTTCAGCGACTCCAATCAGGAAGAAAGGCCAGAATTTCTATCCGCTTGAAAAAACGGTATTTGGTTGGGCAACCCCAAATAATAAATTTGACTGGCAAAAGACTCATGGGAAAATGGTCTATGATCCATTCAGCTACTCAAAAGAGAAGTGGGAAGATTTCAGGAATTATGAAAGTTATGTCTCAAATCTACCAAACTTCTTTAGGTGGGAAGAAATCGAAGAAATCGAAAATGCAGTTGAAAATAACGGATTTGAGATTAAATTTTACCAAAAGAAAGTCGAACCTGGCAATCCAGAAAAGCTTGCTGAGTTTAGGAAGTTAAACTTAGTCACAGTAAATGGCAAGACTGCTATGGCTAAGCAATCTTTTGGAAGGAATACCTTCGAACGCTACCTTAATCAAACTGGTGTAGATGTTGATTTTCCTAAACTAAAAGCAGTCAATCAAGACACACCGTTACTACTAGAACTTGATGGACTAATTGAACGAGCACCACACGATATGCTGATTGTTAGCAAGTCTAAGCAGATTGTCAATGTCATTCGCGAGCGCCACCCTGAAATTGGAATCTGGACGGGCGATATCCAAGAAGGACTTGATAAGAAAATCGTGGTTGCTACCAGTCAAGTCTTAGGTGTAGGTGTTGATGGCCTACAACATAAATACCAAACTATTGTCGTACTAGATCCAGTCGAAGAAGGTTCTGGAGAATACGATGATTACCGACAGTTGCTCTGGCGTATAACAGGAAGCCGTCAGCAGCACGATGTAAATGTAATTGAATTTTATTATAAAGGAGTATAAATCTTGTTTAAATTACCAGAAAACAAACCACAAATTCCAAAAGACACCCCTCGCAACTATTTCATTTACGGTGAAACCATGAGTGGTAAGTCTTATCTTGCAAATGAATTTCCAAACCCTATCGTACTAAATACAGACGGAAATGCAGAAGCTAATAGCGTACCGAGCATTCAACTATTGAATGAAAAAGACACCTCTGGGCGAATTACCAACTCGGTTATCAAACAGTTAGGTGAAATCCTATTAGCACTTCAAACACAAAAACATTCTTATGAAACAGTTGTGGTAGATGTGATCGATGATGTCATTGAAATGATTAAGATTGCAGTTTGTGATGAATTGACCCCAGCTGGGAAACCTCGCTTGAAATCCTTGTCAGAAATTCCATACGGTAAAGGTTACGACTTTTTCAATCAAGCTATCACAGAATTAGTCATTGACCTCAAAGCCTTACCAATGAATGTTATTTACATCAGCCGTCAGGTATCTGAATATGATGACAACGGCAATGCTACCAAAGACAAACCAAGCTTGAAAGATAAGTATGTCAATCTTATCAACGGAAATTCTGATTTGATGATCCACACTGAGAAAATCGGAAATAACTACAATCGTGAGGTTGACCGCAAGCGTAAGACCTACTATGCGGACCAGGTTGATGACAAGGCCATCTTGAAAATCTTGGCAACTATCCGTGGGGCTGTTGAGCCTGCAAAGGGCAAGCCAGCGCAAAAGAAAGAAGCAGCTAAGACAACTAAACCAGCGAAAACCGAAAAGCCAAAAGAGGCGCCTAAGAAAGAAGTTGCCTCTGATGATGAACTATTTTAAGAAATAAAGGAGAATACACATGAGCTTACTAGATATCGCAAAATCAATCAAAAAAGAGGGCTTTGACCCACGCAAAGACAGCGCCAACGGTCCTGCACCAATCCCAGCTGGTACTTATCCAGTAGTCCTGAAGAAAGCAACCTTCAACGTATCGGACAAAGGCTGGGAAAGCCTTGGTTATCAATTTGAAATCCGTGGCGGTGATTACAGTGGACGCTCTGAATTTGCAACATTTGGCACACTGACTGAATGGAACGGTAAGAATCTTAACTGGGCAGTTGAACGCACCATGAAATTCTTTATCAAAGCCTTGGTCCTTGCTGGCGACAGTATGCAAGGAAATGAAGAAGACGGTAAAGCCTTGGAAGAGGCTCTACAACGTAAGGCAGTTGGCTCTTACTACAACCTTGTTATCTCTGTGACTAAGGGGAAAGATGGCCGTGAGTTCCGAAACTATGACCTTGAAGAAGAAGCACAACCGCTGACTGAAGCTGATATTGATGACGATGACCTCCCTTTTTAAGAAATAACAAGTTCTGGGTCATTGATGAAACTGATGAGGAATTTGGTCCTTTCACGACAGTAGAAGAGGCTTATACAGCTATGCTAACATACTTGGATATGACTGAAGCCGAATATCAGTCAAACTATACGGCCCAGGAACTTGTTTATATTTACAAAGAGGAGAAAAAACCATGCCGTCGATGAAAGAATACGCATTGCAGTATCAAAAATTAGGTTTTTCAGTCATTCCAATCAACCCAAAAAATAAAATGCCTTTGATTGAATTTGCTGATAAACCTGCCATGACTGCTAGTGAAATCAAAACCTTTTGGGATGGCTTTCCTAATGCCAATATCGCTTTAAGGACAACTAACTTCTTTGTTATTGATATCGACAAACACGGTAAGTCGAATGGTTTTGAGTCCTTGAAAAAATGGAAAAATCTGGAATTGATTGAACCGACACTGCAAGCTAAGACGGCAAGCGGTGGGAAACACCTCTTTTACTTCAAGAGAGAGGATGCCCCTATCACACAGATGATTGGTTTCCTTCCTGGTGTTGACATCAAAGCCCATGAAAACAATTATGTTTTGGTTGCTCCGTCAGCAACAGAAAAAGGGCAGTATGAGTGGGATCTGGAAAAGTCCAAGGAAGGTGGTACGATGGTTACTCCTTCAAAAGAATTAATTCAGGCTATAAAAAAACAGTATGGCGAAACTCATGGCTATAAGTATGATGGTAAGGATGGTCTTAGGGACTTAGCTAGACGTTCACATACTAGAGAACGAACACAGACTACAGATCTCTTTGAAACCATCGCGCTTGGTTTTGGTGATGAGGGTGGACGAAATGATAAACTAGCAAAATTCGTAGGAGGTCTATTATATCGAGCAGTTGATGATGAAGTAGTTGTTCAACTTGTAAGATTGGCAAATGCAAATAGTCCAAACCCTTTAACTGAAAAGGAAGTGATGCGTACTGTTGAAAGTATGATTAAAAAAGATAGGAGGTGAGAGTAATCGGTGATGTAGTAAGTATAAATTCACAAGACAGAATGATCACAAATGCAAAAGGTGACATCAAAGCGAACAGCCCGATGAATGTACTTGTAGCGTTTAAAGCTGATGATCAACTAAGTATTTATTTAAAACACAATGATTTCTCCCAGGAACATGAACTCCTTAAAGATATCAAGATTGGCAACACTCTTTTTAAAAAAGGTGAGCTCCCTTCTAACTTTGATTCAGTCGTAAAAGTTTACTTTGAAAGTGTATTAGGTGTTGCTTTCTCAAACCAAGCGATGCTTGATGGTATGGAGACTTTCTTTTCAGAAAGATCATACAATCCAGTTATTGAGTATATGGAGAGAGCAGCTGAAAAGTGGGATGGCAGAAACCGGATTGACCGCATGCTTCAAGTCTATCTCGGTGCTGATGATAACCCTTTGATTTCTAAAATTGCTGAAATGTGGCTAGTCGGTGCAGTCGCTAAAGTGTATGATCCATTTGTTAAATTTGATTATGTTTTAGATCTCGTAGGTGGTCAAGGTGTTGGGAAAACCTCCCTCCTTCAAAAATTGGGTGGTGAATGGTATACGGATGCCGTAACAGATTTTGCGAACAAAGATAATTATGACATCATGCTCAAATCTTTGATTGTCAATGATGATGAAATGGTGGCCAGTAATCGTATGAGCTTTGCTGAAACGAAAGCCTTTATATCAAAAACTAGCTTACGGTATCGTAAGCCCTACATGAAACGAACAGAAGAGTTTGCCAAAAACTTCATCTTAGCCAGGACTACTAACCAAACAGAATACCTGAAAGACAAAACCGGTGAACGTCGATTTCTCCCAGTTATGGCAGATAGTAAACGGCAAAAAAAACATCCAATGGAAATCGATCCTGATACAATCGAACAAATTTGGGGCGAAGCCGTTACAATCTATCGTGCTGGTGCTGATTTGATGTTTGATGAAAATACAGAGGATGAACTGAATATCTATCGTGAACAGTTCATGTATCGTGATGAAGTTGAATTACAAGTGCTTGAATATCTTGATATGCCCGTCCCTGAAAATTGGCAAAACTGGTCTATTCAGCAACAACATCAATACACAAGTAAATATTTCGATAATAGTAGCGACTTTGATCCTGGAAGCAAAAAACTAGATAAGGTCTCAACTCGTGAAATGATGTACAACTTATTTATGAGAAATTCGAATGACAGGAAGCTGTCAACGAAGATTAACATGATCATGGATAATCATCCTGATTGGAAAAAAAGTGTTTTCCGGGCAGGAGGTAAAAGTACAAAAGGGTTCGTAAGAGTGAAGAATTCGGAAAAAAACTAATCGGTAGCAATTTTAAAATTATCGGTAGTCATCGGTAGCAGTTGAGGGGGTAGACCGGTAGCATTCTACCGATAAAATGAGACATCGGTAGCACATCGGTAGCAGTCTAACCCCTTGATATTACTGACTTTTATTTAATATTTATATAT